GACGATGGACCAACAGGAATAAAATTACCCTACATAGTAACTGTAGAAGAAGGTAGCCGATTAGTTCTCTCTATACGGAGAAACTATGCGCCCGATGATCTAAAGAAAAATAAGATCCAATATTTTGTCCACTTCAAATTTCTGCCAGGACTTGGATTTTATGGCTTTGGACTCATTCATATGATTGGCGGATTGAGTCGTACGGCAACGTCGGCTCTCCGTCAATTGTTAGACGCAGGAACTTTATCAAACTTACCTGCAGGATTTAAACAAAGAGGCGTTAGAGTTAGAGATGAAGCATCACCAATACAACCAGGTGAATTTAAAGATGTAGATGCACCAGGTGGTAATTTAAGAGATGCATTCTTTCCATTACCATATAAAGAACCTTCACCAACATTATTAAACTTACTTGGTGTTGTAGTATCCGCTGGTCAAAGATTCGCGGCTATTGCTGATATGCAAGTGGGTGACGGTAATCAAGCAGCTGCAGTTGGAACAACTGTTGCATTACTAGAACGTGGTTCAAGAGTTATGTCTGCAATACACAAAAGATGTTATGCAGCTATGAAAGATGAGTTTAAATTATTATCAAAAGTAGTTTCACAATATCTACCACCAGACTATCCTTATGATGTTGTAGGAGGCGCAAGAAATGTTAAACAAACAGACTTTGACGATAGAATAGATGTCGTACCAGTTGCAGATCCTAATATATTTTCTATGTCTCAAAGAATTACACTTGCACAAACACAATTACAGATCGCAACAAGCAATCCACAATTACATAACATGTATCAAATTTATAGAACTATGTATGAAGCAATTGGTGTAAAAAATGTTGATGCAGTTTTACCTCCACCAGCGCCAACAGCGCCGATGGATCCAAGTTTAGAACACATAAATGCATTAGGTGGTAAACCTTTTCAAGCATTTCCTGGTCAAGATCATAGAGCACACATCACAGCGCACTTAAATTTCATGTCAACTAATATGGTTAGAAATAATCCGGCAGTTATGGCTGCAATACAAAAAAATATATTAGAACATATTTCAATTATGGCTCAAGAACAGGTACAATTAGAGTTTAGAGAGCAGTTACAACAGATGATGCAGATGCAACAGATGGCAGCAACAGATCCAATGATGCAACAACAGCTTCAATCTCTTACAAATCAGGTAGAATCTAGAAAAGCTATCTTAATTGCAGAGATGACAGAGGAATTTATGAACGAAGAGAAGAAAATTACGTCACAATTTGATTCTGATCCTCTTTTAAAACTAAAATCTAGAGAAGTTGACCTTCGTGCAATGGAAAATGAGCGTAAAAAAGCTGCTGACAAAGCAGATGAAGATCTTGCAAGAGCAAAATTAATGCAAACTCAAGAAATTGCAGAAGATAAGATGGAACAAAACGAAGATTTAGCTAAATTACGTGCTGGAGTGAGTCTTGCAAAGACTGGTGTACAAAACGCACAAGTTATGATAGATGAAAACTAATAAAAGGAGCAAAAAGCTATGATGAACTATAAAAAACAAAAAATAGTAAACGTGCCAGAGCAAAGTGTTGAGGTAGATCCTAGATCTAAGACCACAGCTGACGGTGCTTTTAACTATATTGCTACAGGAAAGCCTGAAATGCCAGTTCCAGGTCAA